AGGTCGAAAAGGCCATGAATTACTAATAGACATGTGTGATCGCCGTTACAATGACATGGACGAAACAGTGGATGTAGACTCATTGCGCGAGCGTTTTGTGAAGAAAATTTACGATGATAGGTTCAATGAAGCACTACCATATGTTTATCGTGCATACAAAAACAAACAAAAAATGGATACGCCAATGACAGTGGAATTTGAGTCTTGGGCAAATGAAATTACTGAACAGACTTGGGATGAGGATAATGACGATAGAGATGAACAAGATTTAACAGTGCTCATGCAAACTCCTATCGCAGTAGGTGTAGATGCATCAGATGGTATAGCTGCTATTTCTAACATCAATTTTTTACAAGACGATGAATTAAAACAAGCACTATTAAAATTGAGTCAGGTTCAAGGTCCAGATGCTGATGCAAGACGTACAATAGTTGGCTGGCTGGCTGCAAATGGAGAAACTGCATTAGCGAACCAATTTATGCAAGTACTACAACAACAAAATACTAACACACAGCCAGCACCACAGCAACCGGTTCCACCACCTCAACCAGTAGGCGCAACCACAATGGATCAACCGGTAGTACAAGAAGATTTAGGATTTTTACGCAAGTTGGCAGGTTTGGTTAAAAAATAATAAATTTATTATTGACTTGCTAAATACAATTGTTATACAATTGCACGGTGCAGTTGTATATCCAGGCACAAACATTATGGCATTTTATAAGGAGAAACATTATGGCCACATCTTTAGCAGAAATTCGCGCTAAACTTCAAGCGCAAGAGAACCGTTCGCAAGGCGGACAATCACAAGGCGACAACGCCATCTATGCACACTGGAACATTCCAGAAGGCTCAAGTGCAAAAATTAGATTCCTACCAGACGCTAACACACAGAACTCATTCTTCTGGGTTGAGCGACTGATGATTCGCCTGCCGTTTGCAGGCATCAAAGGACAATCAGATTCAAAACCAGTTGTGGTACAGGTACCTTGCGTAGAAATGTATGGTGACGCCTGTCCTATTTTGGCAGAAGTACGTACTTGGTTCAAGGACCCAGGACTTGAAGAAATGGGTCGTAAGTACTGGAAAAAGAAAAGTTACTTGTTCCAAGGCTTTGTAAGAGAAAATCCATTGGCGGATGACAAAACACCTGAGAATCCTATTCGTAGATTCGTTATTAGTCCCCAGATCTTTAATTTAATCAAGGCTGCACTTATGGACCCAGAATTAGAAAGCATGCCAACTGATTACACCGCTGGTTTGGATTTTACTGTGACAAAAACTTCTAAGGGCGGCTATGCAGATTACAGCACCAGTAAGTGGAGCCGCAAAGAGACTGCGCTGAACGCACAAGAACAAGGTGCAATTGACAGCTTTGGTCTTTATAACTTAAGTGACTTCTTACCCAAGCGTCCAGGTGAAGTTGAACTAAAGGTGATCAAGGAAATGTTTGAAGCAAGTGTGGACGGCCAAGCATATGATCCAGAGCGTTGGAGTCAATATTTCAAGCCCAGCGGCTTTCAAACAAAAGGCGGTGACGATACAGAAAATACTTCGGCATCTACACCTGCTGCCAAAACAGCTCCTGCTCCCGTTCAATCTGCTGCACCAATTGATGCCGATGAGGAAGATGACGCACCAGTGGCAACTGCACCTGTGCAAGCCTCTGCTGCCAAACCATCAAGTCAACGAGCTGAGGATATCTTGGCTATGATTAGGAACCGTAGCAAGCAATAAGGTAAAAATGTTATCACAACTTGATAACATCATTTTTCCAGATCGTTGTGATGTGCTTGAAATAGTGCCATCACAACGATATGTCTATCCTATATACAAAAACGGAAGTAGCAGTTTATATAGTTCAGGATTCAGACTCGTGAATAATGATGAGTTAAAGCATATACCTGTAATCGATATCTATGTTCGTAATCCGTACGATCGTTTTGTTACTGGTGTAAATACCTTCTTAAAACATAATTCCAAATTAGATAGAGAAACTGCATTACACTTTGTAACTAATTATCTGTTTTTGAATAGACATTTTTGCCCGCAGTTTTATTGGTTAGTTAACCTACAACGATATACTGATGCAAAGATTAAAATTAATCCAATTGAGTCTTTGGCAGAAGTAACATCACTAAAATATAATGTCACCGAAGATTCTAAGTTAGATGAAATTCTTAGTACAGACAAATTACATTTTTATTTGTCAATTGATAAAGTTTTGACAGAAGATTTATTAGGAAAAACTGTGCCATTCAACTTGATCCTTAATACCATAAAACATAGATATACTGAAATTTATAATGAAATAATTCAACGGAGTATTGACGTATGCAATGTCCTCGCTTAGATCATTTTGTAAGATTCAATTCAAATGGTACAGTTAGTAGATGTGGACATATGACCAATGCTCCGCAGTTTGATACCTTACGTGAAATGGAAGACAGCTCATGGTTACTTGGTGTAAAGGCCGAATTAGAATACGGAAATTGGCCAAAAGAATGTGTGCGTTGCCAAGAAACTGAAAATATTAACAATACCAGTATAAGGCTCAATGCAATTAAATTGGATCAAATACAAACAAAGTCAGATTATTTAATAGTAGGTGGGATTCTTGATAATACTTGTAACAGTGGTTGTTTTACATGTGATGAGACATATAGCACCAAGATTGGTAGTTTAAAATCTCGTGTATATCCTATAATAAACAATTCTAATAAATTCTGGAACTTACCCTTAGACCGAATAGTTCATTTAGACATCAACGGTGGCGAACCAAGTGCAAGTAAAAATTACAAAGAAATATTACAAAATCCTCCGTCAAATGTAAAATCAATTAGAATTAACACAAACGGATCAATTGTTATTGATGAAATAAAACAGCTTATTGACAAAGGAATAAAGGTTACTGTGACAGTTAGTCTTGATGGTATCGAAGAGGTACATGATTTTGTACGTTGGCCCATTAAATGGGATAAGTTTTATTTAAACCTAATGCATTATAAGGCAATCGATAAATTAGAATTGAATACATGGACAACTGTGAGTGCATTAAATATTGGTAATTTTTTAAAAATTAAAAAGTTTGTAACAAAATATCAAATTAATCATTCTTATGCATTTTTACAATATCCAGAATCAATAAATGTTAAGTATAAAAATAATCTAACATTACCTTATAAAAATATTTTTCCAAATATAGTAGCTATTGATAAAGAAAATCAAATTGATCTTGATGAATTCATAATGAAACAAAAAAAATTGCGTAACCTGCAATAATTTTTAGGAATTATACAAACTAAAATGAAAATAGCAATAACTGGTTATAGTGCAGGCATTGGGCAAGCATTAGCAAAAATTTACCAACAGCAAGGACACGAAATCATTGGCCTTAGTAGACGTAATGGATATAATATCAGAAGCATCAATAAAATTGTTGCTATGGTTGAACACTGCGATATTTTTATTAATAACGCCCAAGTAGGCTTCGCGCAGACAGAGTTGTTGTTTGCTATCTATAAGTTGTGGCATAACCAAAAAGATAAATCAATTATTAATATTAGCTCGATGCTTACATCTTTTCCTGTATGCACACTGCCAGGAATCGAAATGACGGAATATTTTGTGCAGAAGAAATCTCTTGAAGAAGCTATTTCACAACTAAGAAATTATCAAGCCTGGCCAAAACTTTATTTAATTAAGCCTGGTGCAGTAGCAACACAACCAGGACAGACTGATTGCACATCATATGCCAATGTAGATGAATGGGCTATTCAATTGATAAAAATTTTAGATGCTGGTCCTACCTTAGATGTTTGTGAAATAGCATTGGGTGTAAATTATGGACAGTAAAGAATATTTAACTAATCGTAACTTTTGCCCAATGCCGTGGACTGGATTAATGTATAATTTTGACGGTACAGTTAAAAATTGTATAAGAAGCTCAGCACCAATTGGTAATATACAAGAAAAGTCAATTGAACAAATTATTAATAATAATACAAATATCCACACTCGATCAGAAATGATTGCAAATAGGCCTGGCCCAAATTGTAATCCTTGTTATGAATTAGAGAAAACAAAGAATAAATTTGATATAATAAGTGATAGAGTTTTTTATTTAAAAGAATTAAAACAAGTGCCAATGAGCACATATGAGCAGACACAAAATTTTGACTTACATACAATTGACGTTAGATGGACAAATTTATGTAATTTTGCATGTGTTTATTGCGGCCCAGAATTTAGCAGTAAATGGGCCAGTGAATTGAATGAGCAGTTACAAGTGCCAACAGATCAAGCCAAAGAAAATTTTAAAAGTTTTGTCTTATCTCGCACAAAAAATTTAAAACATGTATATCTCGCCGGCGGCGAACCATTACTCATGAAAGAAAACTTGGAGCTATTGGAAAAATTATACATAGAAAATCCTGAAGTAAACCTAAGAATTAATACAAATTTAAGTAAAGTAGATACCAGTGTATTTGATCAAGTGTGCAAATTCAAAAATGTGCATTGGACTATTAGTGTTGAAACAATAGATAAAGAATACGAATATATTAGGTACGGTGGTAGTTGGACCGACTTTGTTGATAATTTAGCTGTGGTCAAAAGTTTAAATCATAAAATAACGTTCAACATGTTATATTTTTTATTAAATTATAGTTCAATATTTGATTGTATAGAATATCTTCAGCAAATGGGATTTCATAATAACAGTTTTGTTATAGGAGCTTTAATTGGACCTGCTTTTTTTGACGTACGGCATTTACCAGGCAGCGTTTTAAACGACGTTGCTAAAGAGCTTGAAATTCGAATTTCACAATCACCAAAATTTTTACTTGAAAATAGTTACCAAAACTTATTACAATACATAAAAAAACCAATGAACAAAGATTTAAAAAATTCCTTTACAATGATAAAAAATATTGATAAACGACGAAATCTAAACAGCAAAGACATTTTTCCAAAATTGTATGCTTATGAATGATATAAAATCAATTGGGTTTGCATTAGATCCCAATAATATACCTGCATTTCTATTAGATTGGGAGCTTACAAAACTTTGCAATTTAGATTGTAGTTATTGTGGAGTTGGCATAGAATGGGGAGGTCATGACAATAACACAAAGCATCCGGCAAAAAAAGAATGTTTTGACACTATAGATTTTATGTATGCCTATGTTGATTTATATATGAAAAATAAGAAACCAAGTCAACGCAAAGTTATTCTTAATGTTTACGGCGGGGAAAGTTTATTTCATCCAGATATTGTAGAAATTTTGCATGAATGCAGAAATAGATATCAAATATATAAAAATAATTGGCATCTTACAATTACTTGTACAACTAATGGGGTGGTAGGATTCAATAATTGGAGACGAATTGTTCCCTTAATTGATGAATTTACTGTGAGTTATCACTCAGAGAATTTACCTAAGCAAAAACAACAATATAAAGATAATATTTTGTTTCTTAAGAAACAAAATAAAAGGTTTAAATGTGTAATTATGATGCATAACAATAAGGAATTATTTGAAGATTCTGAATCTATAGCTCAGTTTTGCAACACACACGGTATTCGCTACGTGCTAAAGCCTTTGGATAATACCGGAGACGAATGGAAATATTCTATAGATCAATTTGAAAAAATGAAAACTTTTTGGATTAATACTGTGCCTGAATCCAAAAAAGATAATAACCGTAAAATTTTTCAAATTTTAAATGAAGGTACAAAGGTATCAAGTATACACGAAGGACGGGCTTGCTGCGGTGGAAGAAAATTAAGTATTAACAGCGATCTTAAATCAAATGTAACATATGTACCAAAACAAGGATTTCGAGATTGGTACTGTAGTGTAAATTGGTTTTTTCTATTTGTACAACAATTAACCGGTAACATTTATACAAATAAAGATTGCCGTACAAGTACAACTGGTCGGGTAGAACCATTGGGAAATTTAAGGTCAACTAAAGAATTATTGGATAATGTAAAAACACAACTTGACAATCACTCTATGCCTGTTATAAAATGTGTAAAAGATATTTGCCAGTGTGGCTTCTGTGCTCCAAAAGCAGATAACATGAAAGATTATAAAGAATTATTTGATAGACAATTAGACAAGGAAAAATATCATGGCAACCAAACCCTTTGATGTATCAAAATTTCGCAAAAGTATTACAAAAAGTATTGACGGTATCTCAGTTGGATTCAACGACCCAACAGATTGGATCAGCACAAACAACTACGCTCTTAACTATCTTATATCTGGAGACTTTAACAAGGGTATTCCAATGGGAAAGGTCACT